CACCTACCCCGCCTGCTCCAGCTGCAGCGCCTGCAACATCTACTTGGACAGCACCAGCTGGTGGTCTGCCTGCCTGGGTGAACCCAGTACTGGATGAAGAGTGGAGAGCGCCACCTCCACCAACTACACCGCCAGACTACGTTGATCCAGCCAAGGAAGAGATCGCACAGGAACGTGCAGCAGCGAGGTCTGAAACATGATCCCAAACCCATGGCTAATTATTGGAGCCATTGTCATGGCTGCAAGCGTGTACTTCTACGGCCACCACAAAGGCTGGGCAGAGCGTGACGCAGAGATGCAGGCAGAGATCGCCATCAAGAATGAAGAGGCTCGAACTAAAGAGCAGGAACTTACCAAACAACTCAACGACAACTCTACCAAGTTACTGGAGGCCAACAATGCCATTACTGAAAAACAGTCTAGTCTTAATCGTCTTATCCGCACTAGTAGCTTGCGGATCCAAACCCCAGGTTGTGTACAAGCCAGTGCAAGTACCGCCCCTACCAGCGGAGATAGCAGCAAAGCGGGAAGTGAATCTGACCGAGAGACTCTCCTCGCTATTGCAGAAATCGTTGCCCAAGGAGACAGGAACACAGCCCAGCTCAACGCCTGCATCGACAACTACGCAAAAGTAATGGAGGCCGTAAATGTTAAACGCTGAGAAACTAGCCAAGCTGCACATCAGTGCTGACTGGGTGGATCCACTTAATGAAACCTTTGAGCGCTTTGGAATAGTGACGCACAACCAGCAGGCCATGTTCATTGGCCAGGCCAGCCATGAGTCTGGTAACTTCAAACTGCTTGAGGAAAATCTAAATTACAAAGCTGCAACGCTGATGCGGATCTGGCCTAAAAGATTTCCAACTATGGAGAAGGCCAATGAGTATGCGGGAAATCCTAAAAAGATTGCAAATAGCGTCTATAGCTCACGCATGGGTAACCGTGACGAAAATTCTGGTGACGGTTTTAGGTTTCGTGGCCGTGGAATTTTTCAGCTCACTGGCCATTCGAATGTGTTCCATGCTGGCAAAGCCTTGGGTGTGGACTTTGTTAAAGATCCTGACCTTATTGCTAGTCCTAAGTATGCTGCTCTCACAACTGGATGGTTCTGGTCTACCCACAACCTCAATTCACCAGCGGATGCCCTTGATTACACCAAGGTAACCAAGATCATCAACGGTGGAACGATAGGCCTGGATGATCGTATAAAACACGTTCAGCAGGCCTTGGCTGTACTAGCCTAAGTGGCAGCACCCAGCGCAGCAATGCGTTGTTGATGGCCAGCAATGTGGCGCACACGTTTGGCCATGTCAACTGCCTGGATGGTTGAGTCATTGGCATCACGTAACTCACGCAACTTAGTCATGCGCTCACGTGGCTTGATCTTCTGGCTGGATGCTATCTTCTCGCAGAAGATCTCATACGCATCTTGCCACTCTTCTAGCGTGGCATGAGTACTGTGCGGTAGATCTTTGCCAGGCAAAACAATAGCAAACTTACCAGCTGCAGGCGGTGGCGCTGGTGGTGCTATGGCCAGCTCTTCAAACGGTGGGTGGTCAACGATCTCTACTTCACCAGTCTCAACGTCTGGCGCAGTGAACTCTACAGCTGGTGCTGGTGCTGGCGCCTGCAAGGCATCGAGTGGGTTGCGTGGCGTGATGTCTTTAGCTGGGCGCTTAGTCTCCTCTGGATAATCTTGCGCCTCTTCTGTACTGATCAACCCTTTAAGTACGTCTGGGTATGCATCACGCAAAGCGAAACCCCTGGCTCTCATCTGCAGCATTCGCTTGGGGTATGCCTGCCATGGACCCTGCTTGCCCCACAGGCCTGCACGTTTAGCATCTTCAACAGAGAAACGCACGGTGACTGGCGCCCTGCCCTTGCGCCTGGCCACACACACGGCCACTGGGTTTGGCGTACCCTCATCTTCAATGGTTTCCTCTACGCCATCACACACAGGACTGGCCTGCACCAGCGCCATCATGGCATCACCGTACACGCTAGGCTTGCCATTGATCACAGCAATGTTCTGCAGCGCCTGCATTGGAGCTAGACCCATCTCCATGCCCCACTGAATGCAGACCATGATGTCTTGTGGCTTACCCATGTACTGCTTGGGAACCATGTTGCTGTTGGCCAGCATCTCCGAAAACTGTATGGCCTCGGTGACCGTAGCTGGCGCAAAGCCCTGGCGGTTAGTTGTGAGTTGCATTGTTATCTTTCATGTAATGTTTAAGGGTTTCAAAAACTAAGGCGCTGATGCTGGTGACAAGCTCATCTGCCTGATCAGTGTTGGCGTTAGTGGCATCCATCACAGCCTGGATAGCACGGTTGTGTGCAACTGTGAGTTGATCCATCTCATGTGGGTTGATCACGACTTGGCCTCTTTGATAGTCAGTGTTGACTGGCGTATTGTGTAGGCCTCTTTGGCTGGCACGGTCTTTTCTGGCTGCGCTTTGTAGCTGCGAGTTGGCCAGCTAATGGTGTAGCCACCAGCGATACCCTTGGTTGACTTGCCCATCAACTCTTTGATGCCATCTTCATCTGCAGAAATTGATTGCTCTAGAATTTTTAGCTGTAGTTTGTTATCCATGATGCGTTGCGCCAGCTCGGTGGCCTCGGCATCTAGCAAGACGGTGTCCTCTACCACTGGATAGGCGCCACGTGCGTCTGGCCACTTCTCGCCTGCCTGCGGTGGGTAGTAGTCAATCGAGCCAGTCTCTTTGAAGTTATCCAGGCGGGACTGGAAATCTGTAGTTACCCTGGCGATACTGTCCAGCGTGGCCTGGTGCGGAGCAAAGATAAACAAACGCAGCTGAGTGCCTTTGTAGAGTGTGGCCAGCACACCCCATTTGGCCTGCATGATGTCCATCTGAGCTTGCAGTTGGATGGGACCACGCCACAAAGGTGGCATATCTTCTGGCTCCATGGCGGTCAGCTTGGCCTCTAACACACCAACTCCATCCAGGGTGATCGAGTCCTGGCCGACAACAAAGATGCCATTGTCTGGATCGCTGACGATGACCTGGCCACGGCCTTGGGCGCTGCCATCTAGACTGCAGCAAAGTGGCAGACTAGTGTGAAAGAACGGTTTATCGTGATCAATAACCACATCTGTTAGCAGCAGGCGCTTGGCTGCCTCATTGAGAATCAAAGGCTCCAGCTGGTTGCCCCAATCCATGGATTCATTGCCAATGTCTGGGCGCTCTTTGCCCTGGATGGCATTGATTGACATTTCCAATTCGTCATTGGGCGTGTTGTATTTAGACATACCCATGACTGAAGATAGGCGGGATGCTGACAGCATGGTGTCAGGCGTGACTTTGTTGACCATTAAAGGACTCCTTGAGTTGATAGATGCGGATGATGCGAGCGTGAGCCTGCGGGTGGGTGGCCTCGGTAAAACCTACGGCCTTAAACTGCTTGCCTTTGAAGACAGCACCCAGTACTGATGGGTGCATCTCTGCAGGCAGAGCAAGATTTTGTCGGATGTCATTGATGCTGACGCTGCCTTGTGCCTGGCAGATCTGTACGGCCAGCGCTCTAGCACGTGCCAGGAAAGTAGCATCACGCTGCTCAAATAGATTGAGCTGGGCGTCACGTATGGTTTGTCCTACGGTCATGCTTGCCCCTTACTGAGTGAGCCAGACAACAAACAAGGCCACCACGCCAAGCACGTAGATGGCTTTGTCATAGGGCATGGTGAGCAGCTGCTGTGAGTGGTTGATCAATGAATTCTGGATGCGTAATTCATCGAGCGACATAGTGTGTCGTTTGGCAGGCTCATACCGTGAGCCTATGGCAACCTTGCCAGTGTTGTAGGGTGTGATATTACGCATGGCTAAACTCCTTGAGGTTGATGTTGAGACGTTTGATAAGGGCGTTGACCTGGCTGGCTGCCCACTCGGTATTGCCACGTGGGGTTTGAACGCCACGAGTAGACAACTCTGCAGCTAGGTTACGCAAGGTGTTGGCGCCTGAGATAGCAATCACGTCACGCAGGGTTGGAGCGATGCGATCTGCATAGCTGTTAGCACGTGCCTGGATGGCAGCATTGCCTGCTGCAGAGCCGATCTCTGGTGTTGGGCAACCCAGTACTACACCACGTGCTTTGGCTGCTTGCAAGGCCTGTTTAGTGCGCTTGCTGATCTCTTCACGCTCATGCTGTGCAACCACTGCACGAACACCGAACTCAAGAGTGCCAGCATTGGGCATATCAGCTGCGATGATGTCCACGCCTGCTTTGCGTAAGGTCAAGAGGAATGCTGCATCACGTGAGAGGCGGTCGATCTTGGCGATTAGGATCGCTGCGCCTTTGCGTCTGCACAGATCAAGTGCAAGCTCCAGCTGTGGGCGGTTGTCGATCTTGCCTGACTCGATCTCGGTGAATTCGCCAATGATGTCTGCCTCATAAGAGCTGACCAGCTGGCGCTGTGACTCAAGGCCAAGGCCAGAGTGACCCTGCTTGGCGGTGGATACACGGTAGTAGGCTACGTATTTCATTTGAACTCCTGTTTCTCGGTGGTTCACGATATCACTGTGATATCGCTTGGATGTATTCTAAACCCAAATAAATCAACTATTTTCTAGGTGTTTACCCTAATGCCAGTTTAGCCTGGTAGATCTAGCGTATATGATCGCTTGCATTGTGCAATCATCCTACATCAGACTATGAATAAAACACCAAAGCAGCCAATCTTTGTACGCATACGGCCAGAGACATTGATCATGCTAGACCG